GGGGATCATGTCGGTCCGACGCAAGCCGAGGCAGATGGTGGGATAAAGTTATCGGACCACTTCTCGGCAAAAGCTGGTGAGACATCAAGCACTGAGAACTGCGGCGTTTCGCCGCTCAACGGCCTTTTTTTCCTTTACAGTAACGTAGAGGCCGTCGCCACGGTAATACCGGGCGGTTCTGTACATCCTACGGAGAATGTTTTTGGCGATCCGGTCGCCCCTACCGAGAGCGGTTTTTAGGTCAGAGAAGAATGCTTTTTTCTCTATGATCTTGTAGCGGAGCGGGCCCACCTTCAGGTCGAGGCCGTGTTCTGCAACGTAAGCCCGGACCGCTCGGAGACGGACCGGGTCCGAGACATGCCGCCCCCCAGTGGGTATGTGGCCTACGTTGAATATACGCTGGGCCGGTCCCATTCCATTGGCCGATCTACGCCCCATCAATTTTCCTCCTCTAGGTCAGACCAAGTCTTTCGGTTTATGATGGCAGACAGGTTGCCTTTGCTGACCGGAAACTCTGCCATGATAGTACCGTATGATGCTCCCTCTCGGCGCATCCGGCGCATAGACTTGACCTGATCAGCCTTCAGTTTCCGAGGGCCGGAGTAGATATTCCCATGACGAACTCTGTCTCCCGTGTTTTCTGCCGCCGTGGCCCAGCGCAGGTTGCTGAAGTGGTTGTTCCCAGGGTTGCCGTCGTAATGAGCACACTGGGTTTTATCGGGCGGGCAGGGGCCTATGAAAGCATTCAAAACTAGAGTATGGGCATAATACCTACTGTGACTAGACCCCCTACCACTCTCGCCGGGGGCCGTCAGGTTGTATTGAATGTAACCCTTACTTGGGCTACCCTTAATGATTGTACCGGACGGACGACGATAACGATCTGTTAAACAGCGCAGCCATCCACATTCAGAAACTTCCCACTCCGGGTGTAGACTTTTCCTCCACTCCATCCTTTTTCCTCCTTGGGTTCTACCCATCAAGCAAAGTAATGTTTCCTCATTTCAGCCACTCCCTAGCGTCTTCACCCAACACAAGGTCCGCAACCTTGATCTTGTTTCGGAGGGCGTCCACGATCTTCTCGTCGATGGTCTTGGGTGAGATCAGGTCTATGTAGGTCACCTTGTTCTCCTGCCCGATGCGGTGGGCCCGGTCCTCCGACTGAAGCCGAAGCTCCAGATCGTAGCTGTTGCTGTAATAGACTACCGTGTTTGCAGCCGTGAGGGTCAGACCGTATCCACCTGTTTTGGGGTGCCCCACGATGAAACGTAACTCCGATTGCCGGTCCTGGAAGGATTCCACAACCTGTTGGCGCTCAGAGTCAGGGGTCTCACCGTGGAGCGTTGCAACCGCCTGTACGCCCCAGCGGTCGCGCAGGGCCTCGGCAATAGAGCGAATATCCCGCGTCCAGGTCGCCCAAATCAATGCCTTGCCCTGTATCTCGTCACATATGTCCAGTAGTGCCGCCTGTCGGTTGGACTTCAGCGGGTGGACGATGCCGTCGTCGTCCGTCAGACTGCCCAGACAGATCTGTTGCAGACGCATAATCTGCGTCAAAACGTTCTGGGTGGTAGACAGGTCGCCACTGTCCAGGCGAGCCAATGCCAGATGTTTCATCTGAACGTAAGCCTCTGTCTGCTCCGAGGTAAGCTCCACCTCTCGGCGCATGTAAACCTTGTCGGGGAGGTCCAGGCAGTCTTCTTTCCGGACGCGGAAGGAGTGCTCGTCCAGCTTCGAAGTGAGTTCGTCCAGCTTCTGGAACCCCAGTATCTGGTTAAAGGACCGTGGGCCCATGGTACGGCGCTGCACAACGGCGTAGCGTCCCTGGAACGCGTAATAGCTCTTAAAGCCTAAGAGGTCCGGGCTTAGAAACGCCATCTGACTGTATAAATCCATGGGGCTCTTTGTAACCGGGGAGCCCGTCAAAATGCGCCGCATCACCGCACCACGGCCCACGGAGCAGATCGCCTTGGTGCGTTTGGCTTGCCGGTTCTTGATGGTGGTGGACTCGTCTACCGTCATAAAGACCTTGAACTTCTGGACAAAGAACTCCGCAACATCCACGCCTTTCTTGGTGGAGAACGCCTCAATGTTCATCAGCAGGAACTTCATCTTCCCGGTGTGTTCGTAAAGGTCCATCAACTCCTTGCGATTAGTTTTAGTCAGGCTGGGCTTCCAGACAACAATCTCCCGCTCAATACGATCCGGCAGGTGCGTCGCTATCTCGGGGACCCAGTTCCGAATCACGCCCTTCGGCGCTACGATTATCGCAAAGTCTATGATACCCTTCTCGTAACAAAGAGCCATGGAGTCAATGTCCACCTTCGTCTTACCAGTCCCCATGTCCATAAGAAGGGCAAAGTTGACCCGCTCGGCGCTGGCGATAAACGCCTCGCGCTGGTGGTCGTAAGGTTCCGTTTTAAAAATAAACTCTGCCATAAAGATTTCTCTTGCATCTGCTTAGATATACCCATATAACGACTCTTGACGGTTAAGTCAACCGCCGATGAAAGAAACAGGAGAAAGCAATGAACGACTTACTTTCCGAGATGGCCAACGACTCCGGGGGGACTCCAGACAAGCTCGACACCCTGGACTCCGGAAAACTCGACGGCGTTTCCCGGCTAGCAGCAGAGGCTGCGAACCTGGAGAATGAGATCGCCTCCGCCGAGCAGCTTCTGAAAGACAAGAAGCAGGCCCTACACAAAATCACCGACGAACAGCTACCGGAGGCCCTAGAAGAGATGGGCTTGCAAAAGTTTACGCTGATCGACGGTGCTGAAATCAGTGTGAAGCCTATCTATGCGGCCTCTATCCCCCGGGATAGAAAAGAAGAGGCGTTTCAGTGGCTCCGTGACCATGAGTTTGGTGACCTTGTAAAGAACAACGTGACAGTCACTTTTGGTCGCGGCGAAGACGACATCGCAAAGGAGTTTGTAGGTCTTTGCGGTTCTCAAGGGTTCACGCCCAGCCAACTTGAAAAGGTCGAACCGATGACCTTGAAGGCTTGGCTTCGAGAACGAGTAGAAGCGGGCGACCCCATCCCGCTGGATTTATTTGGGGCTTTTATCTCACAACGTGCAACCATCAAGAGGAGCAAGTAACATGGCAACCGCCGTAGCAAAGAAGAAGAACACCGAAATCGCAATCATGGACGATGACCTGTTTGCAGCAGACGCCGGGGTTGGCGTAAACGATCTGGGATCCGAGGACCTTGCAATACCTTTCTTGAAGGTGTTGCAGAAGATGTCCGACGAACTGGATGATCTTACCGACGCCAAGGCTGGTGACATCTACAACACCGTCACAAAGACCGTCGTTAAAGGCAAAGACGGCGTCACCGTCATCAACTGCGCTTACAGTCTTCAGTACATCGAGTGGGAACCCCGTGGTACGGGAACCGGGGCCCCGCATCGCATCTACGGTGCCGGGGAGGAGATTCCCAAAACCGAGCGGGGCGATGACAACAAGGACTACGTCGTGCAGGGGGACGGTCGCTACCTGGAGCGCACGGCTCAGCATTACGTTCTCATTGTAGACGAGGACGGCATGACCCAGCAGGCTCTTCTGCCCATGAAGTCCACGCAGTTTAAGAAGTCCAAGCAGTGGAACTCTGCCATGCGGGCCCTGAAGATGAAGGACAGCAACGGCAACTTGTTCACCCCGCCGCGCTTCAGCCACGTCTGGAGGCTTGAGACCGTGTCCGAGGAGAACAAAAACGGTTCCTGGCACGGCTGGCAAATCTCAAAAGAGAAGGCGGTCGAATCCGTCAGCATCTATGCCGAAGCCAAGTTGTTTGCCGAGTCCATTCAAGCGGGACAGGTGAGTGTGAAACACGTCCGAGAGGGAGAAAAACCCGACTCTGACGACGACGTGCCGTTCTAGGTAACTGGGGGGGAGCCCGGCTTCCCCCCCATATTTCCCCATGGAAAAAGAACTGAAGAGATTTTCGCTGTTGTTCCGTGGCCTGGACCGGGCATACGGAGCCTTAAACTTGACCACCAAAGACGCACGGGGAAAGCAAAAGGGCGTCTACCGATTTATCCACGAGCCGCGGAACCCGGCCACTTACTACGCCCACCTGATGGGTGAGACGAGCATAGGCGTCGTACCTATTAACGAGGACAACGAGTGCTTGTGGGGCGCTATTGATATTGACCAGTATCCGCTGGATCACGGTGAGATACTGAAGAAACTACGCCACCTGGAAATACCGCTGGTGGTCTGCCGGAGCAAATCCGGTGGCGCACACCTGTATCTGTTCTTTAAGGCGTTCGTGGACGCCGCGAAGGTGCAGACTAAATTAAAAGAAGTCGCTGCCGAGATAGGCTACGGCGGATGCGAGATCTTCCCCAAGCAGATAAAGCTGGTACTGGAGCGGGGCGACAACGGCAACTTCCTTAACCTCCCATACTTTGACCACGAGGGCGGTCTGCGGTACGCCTTCAACCCGGACGGGAGCGCCGCCACCCTCCGCGAGTTTCTCGACATCGCCGAATCCTCCGCGATAACCGAGGAGGAGTTGGACGGCCTGTTGTCGAGGGCCGAAGTGGTGGTGGACGACAAGCTCAAGGACGGGCCTCCTTGTTTGCAAGCCCTCCTACGGCAGGGCTTTCCCGAGGGCACACGGAACAACGGTCTGTTCAACTTAGGTGTGTACCTTCGTAAGGCCTTCCCAGACGATTGGGCGGCTAAGATCCTGGACTACAACCAGACGATTATGAGTCCCCCGCTGGCCCTTACTGAGGTCAACGTTGTTGCGGATCAGCTAAAAAAGAAAGAGTACCAATACAAATGCTCCGACCAGCCTATTTGCAACTTCTGCAACAAGGACCTGTGTCGCAGCCGGAAACACGGCGTTGGAGGGGGCGCTAACACCCCGACCGTAGCGAACCTGCGTAAATACGACAGCGAGCCGCCGCTCTGGTTTCTTGACGTGAACGGCAGTCCGGTGGAGCTCGATACAGACGGGCTTCAAAGACAGCCCCGGTTCCAGACACTGTGCATGGAACAGATAAACTTTATGCCCCGAACGGTGGCACGACAGACATGGGAGGCGCAAATTAACAGGCTGCTCGGGCAGATGGTAAACACGGAGGGCGCGGTGATCTCCACGTCCGCCGACACCAGCCTGAGCGGACAGTTCTACGACATGCTGGAGGAGTTCTCCACGCACATGCAGTCCGCGATGGACCGGGAGGAGATACTTCTTCGTCGCCCATGGACCGATGAGAAGATCGGTAGGACATACTTTCGGCTCAAGGACTTCGAAGCCTTTCTGAAGCGCAACAAGTTCTTTGACTACAGGTCCAACAAAGTAGCGCAGCGGTTGCGCGACATAGATGGCAAGGCCGAACAGTTTCGCATCAAGGGCCACATGGTCCGATGCTGGTCCATCCCGGCCTATAAAAAAATAGACGAGGGCTTTGAATCTCGAATCGACGACGACGAGGACGTTCCGTTTTGACCGCCAAATCCATGAACTGGAGCAAACTTCTCGGGGACCTGCGAGAGGAGGCCGGACTTACCCAGGACGAGCTTGCCAAGATAGCAAAAATGCCGCAGCGCACCATTGCGGAATACGAGAGCGTGAAGCTCTCCCGGCAGTTGTCCATCTACAAGGTTGAGATCATCCTGGCTGCGATGGGCTACGAAATAGACGTGTTTCTAAGGGTTAAATGAATGTTTAGGTACTTCGGCCCTCCCGGCACAGGGAAAACAACCACGCTACTGAATCAGGTGGACGCGCTGCTTTCGGGCGGTATGTCGCCCAGTGACATTGGGTACTTTGCGTTCACTCGGAAAGCGGCCCACGAGGCACGGGACCGGGCCGTTGCACGCTTTAACCTGGACCCCGAAAAGGACTTCCAATACTTCCGGACGTTGCATAGCCTAGCTTTCCAGGTGCTTGGGATGAGCGGTGCAGATGTTCTCGGAGACAAGGGTTTGCGGGGGTTTGGTGACGAGACCGGCGTGGACCTCTCGTCAACCGGTGCCGAGCATATAGCCGACGACGGCTTCACGCTGATGAAAAGCAACAGTCCCATCATGCGAGCCATCGACCTTGCTCGAAACTCTCTGCGTGGGCCGCAGTACGCCTACAACGAGACTGAGTTGACGATACCGTACTACGAGTTCGAACATCTCTACAAAGAGTACGGCAGGTTTAAACGTCTCCACGGCCTGAAAGACTTCACGGACATGATGGTGGAGCTTTCCGAAAAGCCGGGGAACATACCCTTTCTCAAGGTCGTGTTTCTGGACGAGGCGCAGGACCTGACGCCGTTGCAGTGGAAAGTGGCCCACCACCTGAGTGACCGCAGCGACCGCATGTTTGTCGCAGGGGACGACGACCAGGGTATCTACCGGTGGGCCGGAGCGGACATCAACCACTTCGTCGGACTGCCGGGGGGCTCCGAGGTCCTGTCCCAGTCCTACAGGGTACCGCGCAGCGTCCACCGGATAGCAGACTCGGTCGTAAGGCGCATTAAAAAAAGGCAGCAAAAGGTCTGGTCCCCGAGACGTGAGGAGGGCAGCGTCGAGCGCACCTACGATGCCACCACGGTCTCGGACCACTTCGGAAACGACGAGTGGCTTGTCCTGGCACAGGCTCACTACATGCTTGACGACCTCG